ACTAGAAATAATTACTAACTGATAACAATACAGTAATCATAGTTAGAAGAATAAGAGAGGTAATCAAAAATGGCTGATTTTAAATATAAGAAAATCCAAACCGCGCTAGGGAACAACTGGCACGTAGTAGTGGATGGTTCATGGTTGTTCTATCCATGCGGTGAAAACTTGGACGAGGTCAAAGCGTTTGTGGAGAGTTACAAAGAAGCCGTAATAGACAAACGTTATAGTCGTGAAAACTACGGTTTAGCTTATCACATTTGCGGGTACAACGGAGGCGCTCAAAGCCGTTTACGTGACAAATGGGCTGAGCGTGGTGTCCATGTATTCTAGGAGGTAAAAATGACTAATCAAGAACGTTACGAGAATGATTTAAAAATCATTCCCGAAGGTGGAAGTAAAGCCTACGTTATTGACGGATTCAATGCTTGCATCAGAAGGCATGGATATATTGGGCATCTATGCGGATATGTCGAAGTGCCAGACGGCATGAACGTTGACATTGACGAAATTGATTGCCACGGAGGCATCACGTTTAACGACCATTGGAGCGAGTTTCCGACAAACGGCTACTATATCGGTTTTGATTGCATGCACTTCGGAGATTGGGACCCAATCATGGCTAAAGATGGCTCGTCATTCTTCAACCACACTTACAGAGACACCGAGTTTGTCTTAAACGAAATCAAAAACATTATCAAACAACTAAAGGAGAGACAACATGAAAATTTTTAACTGGATTTGGTCTAAAAAACAAAACGAAGAAGTAGAAGTATTTGAAGCTCGTCCACATCGAATGGTTGACGAAATGGTCCGAGAGTTTAACGCTGACCATGGATTGCCATTAGATCAATTAGTGGGGTAACTCATGAAGCTACTAAGAAAACTTTTTCCCAAGAAGAAACCCAAACAACCTGAGCCGTTCTTTGAATGGGTTGAAACCCCAGAGGAAAAACAAGAACGCCTCAAGAACAAGTACACAAAATAACGTCATTCATTCAACGTGCAGCCACGGCCTCATCGTGGAGTGTAACTTATACTAATTTTTTCCCAAAAATCTTTACTAAATTAATCTTTTTCCTATCTTCCCCAAAAAGTCTAATAAAACATTGAAATATTCTGCGGTGGGGCGATGGGTGCACGTTGAGAGCACACAAAAAAACACGGGTAAGGGCCCGTGCTAGAAATAACATCTAAGGAGATTATACCATGAAATCATTCAACACTCAAACAGTCGCTAAGCCAAGCTACGTTAAAACTAAAGCATTTGGCCTTTGTGGCACGCTCGCAATCGCTACAGCTCTATTGATTGGGGCTGGGTCAGTATCAGCGGATGAAACTGCTGCACCAGTAGCAGATACACAACCAGCGGTGTCTAATGTGTACACGGCAGATAATGCTGGCAATGTTACTGTCACGCCGTCTGAAACAGTGGCAGAAACACCAGCGGTTGCTACAGAATCAGCACCAGTGACAGAAGCACCAGCAACAACCACAGAAGCAGCTCAACCAGTAGCTGAAACACCAGCGGCACCTACTAGCGTTGTTAAAGACGGCGACACTATTACAGTGGAAAACCCTAACGTTCAAGTGGGCTTCCCTAATGGTACTGGTAAATATAGCCCGTTTGAAGTTGAGTACAAAGATATCAACTTCCCAGACGATATGCAAATTAACGAAGGTGACAAGGTTGTCACTGAGTTGCCTAAAGAAATCGGTTTGCAGACTAGCTTTGATTTCGATGTTTACAACAATGAGAACGTCGTAGGTAAAGCCAATGCTGACGCTCAAGCTCGCAAAGTCACAACTACGTTCAATGACTATTTCACTAGTCACCCATTGAACAAGAAAATGTCACTCAAATTTGACGCTAAGTGGACAGACGTAGTGACACCGGGCAAACCAGTTACAGTCAATTTTGACGGTACAGTTAAGACTTACACGATTGCAGAGGAAGGGCCACTTCCAAGCAACGAGCTCTTGTCTAAGTGGGGTAGCCAAAACAAGCAAGATCCACAAATTATTAACTGGACGCTACGCCTTAACACTGCCCGCCAAGCTTTGAATAACGCTGTTCTTTCTGATACTTGGTCAGACAACCAAGAGTTTGTAGAGGGCAGCCAAAACATCTACTTTGTAGAAGACCCTCTTGCTTGGACTGGTATCGACCATGCTGCCAAGGATTTCTTGGAATCATGGAACGTACGAGCAGACGGATTCGATGCGAAATTCAAGGAATTTAACCGCATTATGTACATTGACTATCAAACTCGTTTGAAGTCAGCGGTTAAAGATTCAACTAACCCAACCAACAAAGCGACACTTACTGCAGACGATAGCAGTTCAAAATCAAGCTCTAAAGTTCAATTGGTCGGAGGTCGAGGGGATGCGTCTGGTGAAAATAAGCCAGAACCAACGTTTGAAATTCCTCGTGAAGCTCCAAAAGTTGACATCCCAGAATTCCAAGGTGGCATCCCCGGAATCCCAGAAGAACGCGAACTCCCACCGTTTGAAGGTGGAGTAATTCCAAACGATGCACCTATCCTTGACTTGCCAGAATTGGAAATCCCAGAGGAATCAACTAAACCAACACCAGAAAAACCTAGCACGCCAGAAAAAGCCCCTAAAACGAGCGTAGAGCGTTCTAATGACAAAGTGGCACAATCTACCACAGTATCTTATAACCTCGCACCAGCAAGCAAAGAGACGCCAAAAGCAACGGTTTACGGTGGTGTTCTCCCTAACACTGGTGAGAAAGAGGGCATTGCTAGCACTTTTGGATTGGTAGTCATTGCTGCCGGCATTACTGGACTTACTCTTGGATTTAAAAAACGTAACTAAGAAAAAGGAAGAATAATCATGAAAGAAAACAATAAACTAGTCGTATTTTATAGCGCTGAAAAAGATGGGTTCCTTGGGGAATACAAAAACAGAGGTAGTCTAGCATTTGAAGCGGGTTACAGTGAAGTTTTAAGAAACGCTCTATTTATGCCACTTGAACCATACGAGGAACAAAAAAACGAGCTTGACAAGCTTGCTGAAGCGTTTGGCTGCGAAGTACTTATCGTAGAAGTTGAATACAACGTAACTAAACTTGACGGCTCGGACTTCGAACGTACGGAGCGTAAAGAAGTTACAAGAGACGAAATCAAAGAATTTTTGAAAAAAATAATTAATTAAATAATTGAAGTGGTGGGAGGGTAGGCATTAAACGACATGGAGAAAGAAATTTACAACGTCGAAAACCGTTGGCGGAACAAATACATTAATTTAGGGCGAGAGCTGGGCGAGATCATCAATAGTCAGCAAGACAGAATCTTGTCACTAGCTCAAGAAAACACCAAGCTCAAAAGGGAGCTTTGGCACCTAAAAAAGTCAAAGGGCAAGAAATGGCTCTAAAATCGCTTGTAACCGTCCTAAATAATCTAGTTGCACAATTACACTAGAGAAACGGTAAAACGGCAAATAACCCCCAAAATTTGAGAATTAGGGGCATATAAAAAGGATATGACATGGAAGAAATGACATTCACAGAGTTGCAACAACGAATGCAGCTTAAAAAAAAGAAGGAAGGGACTGCCAAGTACGCTTCAAGGCACGCCGAAGATATTTACAACGTTTTTAAAAGTTTGAAATCAAATTGGAGCGTTGTAGTCAACTATGATCTAGTCGAATTTTCTGGCAAGACTTTTATCAAGGCTATTGCAACGGCATCTAACCGAGAGGAAAAAGAGCAAGCGGTTGCGTTCGCAGAATTGTCTCCCGTGCCGATTTTGAAAACTCGCAACGGAGACTTAAAGCAGATGAATGAGCCACAATGGGTAGGAGCCGTACAATCATACGCTGGGAAGTACGCCTTGCAAGCACTATTTGCAATCGGTGAGGAAGATGTGGACCATTTTGAAGTGGCAGAGGAAAGTTTGAGACCAAACCAACCTCACAATGGTCAATATCAAAACCAACAACCGAAAGCACAACCACAACCGCAAAACAACCCGCAGCCTAACTTTATCAGCAATGACCAGCATGATCTTATTATGCAACAAGTCAATGAGTTGGCATTGTTGAGTGGCAAAGATTTCGAATATATCGAGAACTACTATCTACAGAAATACAAACTCAAGAATTTCCATGAGTTACTAGTTCCGGGGCTTGAAATTGTTGTCAATGACATTCAAGGGGAAATCAACAAAAGGAGAGGAAACTAGACATGAAGGGCGTAACAAACAATTTTCTTGAAACGATTGAACCGGTCTATACGCCGGGGCAGATCAACTTTGATTTTGAAAAATTCGATGCAGCTATTCAAGCAGCAGTTAGCGAGCTATCAGACGAGCAACTAGACCAACTTGAATATGACGATATTAAAAAGGAGTTTACACGCTTCAATAGTCTCTTGACAAAGCTGGATAACAAGCGAAAAGACATCTCAAAAGTGTATAAGAATCCACTTAATGAGTTTGAAGCTAATTTCAAAGAGTCTAAAGGACCGCTTGAAGGACTTATCAACAAGCTACGTGCAAAACGAGACGAGATTGACGAACATCAAAGATTGCTACGAGTTGACCATGTTAGATCAGTTTTTGAAGAAAAGTGTAAACTTGCCGGATTGGACAAAGACACTTTCAAAGATAAGTATAATGGCTATTCTTTGAAGAAGTATTTCAAAGACAAGAAGATGGGGCTCAAAAAAGCGACAGAAGAAAAGATTGACGCTCTTGTTTTGGCTGAGTATGACCGACTGGAAGAATACAAGTCTAACGTGGGCATGATTGAGGAACAAGCCCTTGATTATGAGTTACCAGCGGAACCATACACTAGAGCGTTAAATAATGATACACCTCTAGTTGAAATCCTCAAGCAAATGAAAAAGGACCGCGATGCAGCTATTGAACGCAAGCAGGAAGCGGAAGCCAAAGAGAAAGCAGAAGCGGCACGCCTAGCCGAGATTGAAGCAATGGCCCAACAGTCAGCGATCGAGGCAATCAAGGCGGTAAATGCTGAAACTGGCGAGGTTATCGAAGACACTAAACCCGTCGAGGAAGCACCTAGCAAGCCCGTTGAGCCGTACAAGGTCAATCTTGCTCTTACATTCCACGGCGGAGAGAATCAATGGCACCAATTCGCCAAGTTGCTTGATGATAACTTTGTGAACTATGAAATTCTAGGAGAGAATCAATGATCAATAATGTCGTGTTGGTTGGAAGGACAACCAAAGACCCAGAGCTACGCTACACGCCTAGCAATGTCGCAGTAGCTACATTTAGCCTAGCTGTTAACCGTACCTTCAAAGACGCTAATGGTGAACGTGAAACAGACTTTATTAACTGCGTTATCTGGCGTCAGCAAGCTGAGAATTTGGCTAACTGGGCTAAAAAAGGGGCGTTGATTGGTATTACTGGACGCATCCAGACCCGTAGCTATGAGAATCAGCAAGGGCAAAGAGTGTATGTCACTGAGGTTGTCGCTGAGAACTTCCAAATGCTAGAAAGCCGAGCAGCGCGTGAAGGTGGTAACGCTAATCAAGGTAACACATCGGGAGCGTTTGGCAATGGCAACGGCTATGCAGGGCCTTACGGGCAACAAGCGCCGCAACAACAAGGGCCAAACTTTGCAAGAGAAAGCAGCCCATACGGGAACGCAAACCCAATGGACATCAGCAGTGACGATTTGCCATTCTAATTGGGTGAAAATATGAAACTAGAATTTCTATTACCAAGATCAAAAGCTAAGCCTGCTCAAAATTTAGTTATCAACAGTAATGACAGATTCCACTATCAAGCAGAGGGCCGGATGGTCAAGAAGTTGCGATTGATAGCGAGAGCAGAAGCAGGACTTAACATTAAGCCAGTATATAGCCCGGATAAGCCTTGTAAGGTGCTTGTCACGGTCTATGCACCAAGCAGAAGAAGATTAGACCCACCTAACCTATATCCGACTGTTAAAGCTATTATAGACGGCTTGACGGACGCTAATTTGTGGCCAGACGACAATCACGAAGTTATCAAAATGATGTCATTCCAGTATGGCGGGCTAAGTGGTGAGTCTGGGAAATTTAAGATTGTGTTAGACATTGAAGGAGCGTGAAATGAGTTGGGCGGTATCAGTATTTGAGAATGGCAAGCTATATTGTCGGATTCACTACAAGGACAAAAATAAGGCACTGAACGAGTTTCACCGGCAAGGTGCTAAATGTGGCGGTAGCAAGTGCCATGAAGTGGAATTAAAGGAGATTAGCAATGGATAGACAAGAAGCAATACAAACACTATCGAAGGTAGGTAAGATTTCAGTATCTTACGCTGAGGACCTCTATGATTCGTTTGTTCCTAAACCAGTGGTGCCGCAATATGTGGCGGATTGGTATGAGGGGAATAAACGAAATCTTGACTTAAATTTGTGCGGGTTAGTATATGACCTCACCTGTTCTTCAATGCTTTCTGTTAGGGAAGAATTGAAAGCGTGGGTGAACGATAATAAAAAAACGTTTATTACTACCCTCGTCAACATGCACCAGTTTGGGTATGAGGTCGAGGAAGACCCTAGATATACGGTTCGAATTAAAGGGATTGGTGGATACAGTAAATACCTCAATCAAGATACAAACACTCAAAGATGGCTTTTTGCATCGAAAACAGAACTTGAAAGATTTCGAGCAAACCATACCCGCAAAGAGCTAGAAGATGCTGATTTCGGCTGGGTGTTCTCTTGTCCAGGAGTGGAAGTGAAAGAGGTAACGGATGAATAACGAAGTGTATGAAGAACTAAAAAAACTCATAAACTGTTTCCCAGACGCGTATATCAACAGACAGTTAGAATTCGTTTTAATACCGAAAACAAACACTTACTTTCATTTAGAAGGTTGCTTGACAAGAGAGGATGTTATTTCAAAGGTTCTAATGTGGTGTACTAGAGATATTGCCAATGCCGCTCCTTACGTTCAAACGAAGAGAAACATTGACTTCTACGTTCGCAACAAAGAGCGTTTAGAAAAATATTTAGGTGCCAGTGTTAACGTTGACGTAATCTATCAATGCTTGGGGAATGGCATCAACTCAACGCTGACTAAAGAATTTATCAACAGCGGTTTTTCTATGAATCGTTTATTCTCGGAGGTGACAGATGAATAATCTTAAATGGTTAAGGAAACAAAAAGGGCTAACTCAAGAGGAACTGGCGAGCGAACTAGGGATAACAAAACGGGGCTATCAGAGAATAGAAGCCGAAGAGGTGCAAATAAAACCTCAAAAATTAAAGGCGTTAGCAGATTATTTCGGTGTTAGCGAAGGATATATTTTGGGATATAGCACACGGGACCGGGACGGCCTTGCTGAGCTTATTGACAAGGTCAATGATTGGGCTATCAGTCACGGGCTGGACAAGGGCAATCCTAAAGTCGAATGGATGAAGGTAACGGAAGAAGTGGGCGAGATTAGAGACGTATTTCTAAAACCTCACGATTTCGCTGACCCAGAATGGTCGTTAAAGGACGCGATAGGTGATTCGATTGTTACGCTGATAGTTTTATGCTTGCAGCTTGGCTACGACATAGGGGAGTGCCTTACAATCGCTTATAACGACATCAAAGACAGACAAGGAGTGATGATTGATGATAACTTTATCAAAACCAAGCCCCAAAATGACAGTATGGGCACTGTTTGACAGTGGGAATGGTTCTTATACCAAAGGGGTCAAGCGGTTAAATAAAAATATCGAAATCTATCCGATAGGAATTGATATTGAAAATAAAAACAACCACTTCATCAATCTAAATCTAGCTGATTACAGTCGTTTATTTGGGGATAACGCTCTTTTTGACACATTAGACAAATTGCCTAAACCAGATTTAATCATCGCCAGTCCACCTTGCGAAAGCTGGTCTAATGCGAGTGCTATGGATAGAGGTAATGCGTGTTGGAAACAAGAGCAAGGGGATGCACTGTTCCAACCACAACAACCTTTGTCGATATTTACTGTGAGAGATCACAAAGATTTTGACAGATATCAATATTACCCAAATAAGCAACTCATGAAACGCATTAATGGTGAATTGTGTGTATTTAATACCGTTGAAATCATTAAACGATACAACCCCAGATATTGGATCATAGAAAACCCAGCGTTTGGGAGAATCTGGGAATACATCGAGAGGGTGTTAGGTTTCGAAATCCCGTTTGAAAACCATACAAGATACAACAATTACGACAATTACCCAATTTCTAAACCAACACGGTTTTCTGGAAATATTGAATTAAATCTTAAAAACGAAAAGAAATCGAATGATGTTAAATTTCAAGAATGGATAAAATCATACAATGAGAGGTCAAATATCCCTCAAAGTTTGGTTTGTGAAATATTTGAGAAAGTGTACAAGGAGATAGAAGATGAAGAAAAAACGAGACAACCAGCTAACGATAGCAACGATTCTACTACTAGTTTCACTGGCAATTAACGTAACTACTGTACTACGAGTGGTCAACCGACCAATCGAAACCGTGGTTATCCACAAGGCAGACAATGCCGTTGAACTACACGGCAAGGTAACTGGAAAATCTATGGTCGGCAAGCTCTATACGCTTGATTGCGGTGCTTACGGGAAATTCCTTGTCAGCAAGGAACAATACGATGCGGTAAACGTCGGGGATGATATTCCGAGCTATTTAAGGGGTAGAGGCTCATGAGTAAAACCTACAAATATTCCGGACTGACCGAGGAATTATATCAACGGTTAGTCAGCGAGCATGCAGCGCTAAGAAAAACACACAAAAAAGGCTCTTATAAGCAGTTTTTCCAAAAAGTAAGACAGTGCAGTGAGAAACAAGCTCGTATCATTTACCAAGCGTTTAATAGTGCAGTGGTGGAGCGTGCGAGGATATCTCCAGCAACTGTCGATAGACTAGAAGGCATTATCTCCGATGAACTATTCAACGACCTTCAAGATTATCTATCTACCAATTACACAAGAGGCGAAACCACGCGCCAACTGTTGGATAAAACCAACGCAGGACTGCCAGAGGGGCTGTTTAAACGGTTCCAGGAAGAAGTGGAAGCTTTACGCAAGGAACACCCTAACGGCTTAAATAACTATATTAGATACGTCAAGGACTGCGACCAGAAAAATGCTAACAGGACCCAAAACGCCCTCAATCTGTGCTATGCGGAAAAAGCTGCTCTAACGCCTTTGAAGGCAATTCAAATGGAAGGGCTACTTTCAAGAGAATTATTCAGCGAAATTATTGATTATGTATTTAATAACTATGAATGGAGCGAGAGATTAGACAATGAAGTTGATCGCATCATTCTTAAATATCGTAATAAAGGCAAGGTAGGTCGTGAGAAGACCACGGTCAAAAAAGCCTTATATACAGCCTACATGCTAGGCGTGTAGCCAGAATGGTATAGACGGTTCGATTCCGTCACTGGCTGTTAGTCTGTCAAACACTAACTTTAGTGGCTTGAACACTTTTTCAACACCCGTCGAGCTGACAGACCTCGGCATCAAAAATCCAGTAAATAATAAGTTATAGAATCGAGGAATCCTTTTTATTTCTTTCAAATCAAAGCCTTGCATTACTGGTGGCATGGCTAAATCTAATGTATGGGAGGTGATATATTTCTCCGCTCTTTATTCTTGTTTATCTATGCGGATATTAATTAATACAAAAAAAGACCCAGACTAATGCCTAGGACTGCTCAAACGCTAGTAATAATATTATACCATAAAGGAATGTAATTTATGAGAACAGTGGAACGGCTGCAACAAATCAAGGCGCTTGATAGATACATTGACAGTCAGATAGAACAGATCAAACGGCTGGAATCGCAAGCGCTAAAAGTAACGGCTGGTGCAATGCAAACAGACATGGTCCAAGGTGGCAAACGTAAGGGCAAGGATGATATCTATGTGGAGCTTATGACGGCTCGTGAAGAAGTAGAACGGTTCACCGCTGAAGCTATCAAACAGAAACTAGAGTTTCGCAGACAGATAGCAAACGTGGGGGATATAGATGCTAGGTCCCTACTACAAATGGTATATATAGATCAGCTAGATATCTGGCAGATATGCGACCGCATGGGCTTCAGTAAGGCTACCTACTACGTTAAGCTAAGACAAGCTGAGAAGTATTTGGATTAATCTACATTGGTCTATACCAATCTATACACCATCATACTGCTAACGTGGTAACATAGTATTATCGAATCAGAAGGACACAGTGGTGTTCTTCTTTTACTTTATCTGAAAGGAGGTATGCCAATGCCAATGGTCAGACGATGTAAGGCAGAGGGGTGCCGTGCCTTAACAGAGAGACCAGCACACTACTGTACTACACACAAGGACATGGAAGCAGCATACACACAAGAGAGGCAGAGATACTCACGGACCAGATACAACACACGAGTAAGGAACCGAGACGATGAGAGCAAGGAACGGTATGCGTTCTATCGTTCAAAGATTTGGTCTTCTATTCGTAAGATAGCTTTGGAACGTGACAACTATTTGTGTCAGTACTGTCTAGCGTTGGGTGTGACCACACCAGACGCACGCATAGGCGACCACGTTACACCCGTTGAAATAGCTCCAGAACTTAGGACTGAAGTTTCAAACGTAGTAGCAACGTGTAGAAGCTGCGATAATACCAAGAGGACTTTAGAGCAAGAAATCTATGGTACTGGTCAAAATAGAACGAAACAGAACACCGAGCTACGACTTTCCGTGGCAACGTGGGCAGATTTAATAGCCCGCAAAAAAGAGGACGTCGTTAAACCCCTCTAATAAGCCCATAGCACGATTTTATAATAAGGGTGGTATAATAACCCTCGACCCAATTTAAAATTGACCCCCGCCCCCTTCTCGTGCCAAGGAGAGCCGCCACAAGGTGTTTTCTTACACCACACGCCAATTTTGAGGGTTTTTACAAGGGTCTATTTTTGATTTAGGAGGTGAGAAAATGGCGAATAAGTCACCAGCTAAACGGAAACCGTTTTATGAGCAAAATGACCGCTTTCTACCCATTGACCCACCGAACTATCTGGGTACGGTGGCGAGGTCGGTTTGGACTAAAATCATTCCGTTTTTAAAAGCAACAGAAAAGGTCGAACGTATTGACACTTTCCTAGTGGAAACTTACTGCACGACCTATGAGATTTACAAAAAAGCCTATGAGGACGTGAAAGAAAACGGTATCCAAACTGAGATTATTAAGTTTATCCAGTCGCCTGGCAGTGGTGAAATTTTAGGCGAACAATCGATGGGGTTTAAGAAAAATCCAGCCGTTGCGACGATGAAAGACGCAGCCGAAACCCTTAATAAAATAGGTATCCAGCTAGGTCTGACACCTAAAGGACGGGCAGAATTGGCTGAAATAGCCGGAAGCCAAGCTGACAATACATCCATGAAGGATAAGATGGCAGCATTCTTTAAATAAAGGAGGTGAAACATGCAAGAGATTGATTTAACTAAGTCAAAAGATGTAATCGGTGCTTACAATAGCATCGATTTTTCTTATGAGCGAAAAACTTACACCGACTATGGCACGCAATACTGTTTCAATGTGCTAGATGGCAAGATTGTCGCTGGTTACAATATTCAATTAGCATGTTTTAGACACCTCCGAGACTTGCAACGACAAGGGAGTGAAGATTTCCCTTATGTCTACTCGGTTGAAGCATTTAACCGTTTCTTGAAATTCCTGTCTCTAGTGCCTAACGTTGATGACCTCAGTCAAAAACTAGAGCCTATGGATTGGCAATATTTCATATTTGCTCAACTCTTTGCATGGTTTGATTTAGACGACGTACCGAGATTTTCGAATATCATTATCTCTATTGCCCGTTCACAAGGTAAAACGATGATAGCTGGTATCTGCCTTAATTTCTCTTATCTGATTGAGATCATCGGGCAAAGTAACCAAGACTTTTTGGTTAGTTCGCTAAACTTTGACCAGACGATGAAGCTCTTTACATACGTTAAATCTATGATGGCTAGAATCATCGAGAATGAGCCATTTAAGTCACTGGCAGACGAAACGCAAGTCCAGTTATATTCACGGGAGATTAAGTCGCTTGTGGATGCTAACACTATCCATACCATTTCGTTTGAATCTGGCAAATTTGACGGTAAGCACTTTAAACTGGCCGTAGCCGATGAGGTCGGTGAGCTTAGAACAGATGAGGGTATTTCTAAAATCACATCCGGACAAGTAAACACCGAGGGCTCACGTTTTATTGAAATTTCAACTTCTTACCAAACGCCCGATGTTCCATTCCATCAAGAGCAAAAGAAACTGATTGAGATTATGGAACGTGACTTTGACCGGTCTGGTGATGATCAGCTATGTCTAATCTGGTCTCAAGATAACTTGGAAGAAGTGTTTAAACCGGAAACATGGTCAAAGAGTAACCCACTACTTAACCACCCTAAACTAAAGGATGGATTGATGAAAGGGCTACTTTCCGAACGTGATAAGAAATTGCTTATGGGTAAACTAGCTGATTTCCAAGTTAAGAACATGAATTGTTGGTTATTAGCGGATAGTAATAGTTTCCTTGATCTAACGGATATTGAAAATGCAGTCGTTGATGAATTTGACATCAAGGGGAAACGTGTTTATGTCGGACTGGATGCGTCAATGTTTAGCGATAACACGGCTATTGGTTTCGTTTATCCCTACGTTACTGAAGATGGTAGGCAGAAATGGCATGTCGAACAACATAGTTTTATTCCTTGGCAACAAGCTGGCTCATTAGAAGCCAAGATGGAGCAAGACGGTGTTAACTATCGGGACTTGGAAACCAAGGGTTTTTGTACGATTACAAGCCATCCACAAGGGTTAATCAATCCAGAGGAAGTGTACCGTTGGTTTTGTGAGTACGTCGAAGATAATCAGCTTGATGTGGTCTTCTTTGGCTATGACGCCATGATGGTTGATAAAATCATCAAAGCCTTGGAATCTAACACTAGCTTTCCACTTATGCCAATTAGACAGCGTACAAGCGAATTGAAAGACCCTACAAAATTCCTTCAAACGCTATTTATCGAAGGTAATATCACTCGCCTTGATGATGAGATTATGCGTAAAGCCTTGATAAATGCGGTAATTAAAGAGGATAACATCGGCATTCAAGTTGACAAAATGAAATCGACCTATAAGATTGACGTGGTGGATGCTCTTATCGATGCGTTTTATGATGGTATGTATGCGTTCGAAGACTACGCTATTACCAACAACCCAACATGGAAGGTCGAACACATGAGTCAAGAAGCCGTTTTGAATTGGCTAAAAAACCCAGACAGTGGGCTATTAGAGGAGTATTAATACATGATTTTGAAGTTTTTTAAGGCAATTTGGGCTATTTTTGACATTTTGATGTTCATTTTAGCTGCGATTTCGCTTAATTTAACCACTTATAACCTCGGATATGTATGGTTCGGTATCAGTATGACCATTACATTCGTACTAGCAGGTTTAATTAGTGAGCTAGCCGCCAAGAAAGGCTAGAAAGGAGGTGATAATAATTGCCGATATTTAATTTAGCAACCGAAAGCCCACCGAGCAATCAAGGGGGCTTTTTTGATATTACTGATCCAGAGTTTTTGGCTACCTTGAATGGTAGTGAGTGGGTTTCAGCTGAAACTGCTCTTAAAAATTCGGACTTATTCTCTATTATCAGTCAGCTATCTAATGACCTTGCGACCGCTAAGCTAACGACTAGTCGAAAACAAATGCAAGGCATCGTGGATAACCCGTCAAACAACGCTAACCGATTTAACTTCTACCAGTCAATCTTTGCTCAAATGCTCTTGGGTGGAGAAGCCTTTGCGTATCGTTGGAGAAATGACAACGGCCGTGATATGAAGTGGGAGTATTTAAGACCGTCGCAAGTCTCGTTTAACCGTTTGGATAATCAGAACGGTCTTTATTACAACATCACGTTTGACGACCCACGTATTCCACCAAAACAGCACGTTCCACAAAGCGACATCTTACACTTTAGATTGCTATCTGTGGACGGTGGTTTGACAAGCGTAAGTCCGTTGATGGCTCTTGGTAGGGAATTGGACATTCAAAAAGCCAGTGATAAGCTAACGCTTAATTCCCTTAAGAACGCCCTAAATGCCAATGGTATTTTGAAAATCAAGGGCGGTGGTTTGCTCGATTTCAAAACTAAGGTCTCACGCTCTCGACAAGCAATGAAGCAAATGCAAGGCGGTCCGTTGGTACTGGATGATTTAGAGGATTTTACACCTCTTGAAATCAAATCCAACGTGGCCCAACTACTTAAGCAAGCGGACTGGACGACCGGACAATTTGCCAAGGTCTACGGTATCCCAGAGAACGTTGTCGGTGGGCAAGGTGACCAACAATCATCACTAGAAATGAGCTCAAACGTGTACTCCAAAGCAGTCGCACGTTATTTAAGACCATTTCTTAGTGAGTTGTCTCGAAAACTTTCGTGTGATGTTGATGCGGATATTTTCCCAGCGGTTGACCCGACTGGTGCTAACTATATCAGCCGTATCAATAGCATGGTTAAAAGTGGCACACTCGCACAGAATCAAGGCTTGTATATTTTGCAACAAGCTGAGATTTTGCCTAAAGAGTTGCCAAAGGGTGAAAACCCTAACCGAACCACATTGAAAGGAGGTGAGACAAATGGGCAAGATTGACATTAAAGGCGACATTGTAAGTGATGATGCTGGTGCTTTCTACGAGTATTTTGGCATGTCTAGTACCTATCCTAAACTGGTACAAGATGCCATTGCTAACGATGAAGACGAAGAAATCACGCTTAATATAGCGTCTAATGGTGGTGATGTGTTTGCAGCTAGCGAAATCTATACAATGCTTAAAGCCAGTGGCAAGCGTATTGTGGTTAATGTGCAAGGACTTGCGGCTAGTGCTGCGAGTGTCATTTCTATGGCTGGTGATACCGTGCGTATCAGTCCAACGGCACATATTATGATTCACAAGGCGTCTACTGGCATAATTGGAAACAGTGACGACCTAGAGCATCAATCAGCGGTGCTTAATAGCATTGATGAATCCATAGCTTTGGCTTATGAAATGAAGACCGGTCTTAAACAACCAGAATTACTTGATCTCATGGCTAAAGAGACATGGCTTAATGCTAAAACTGCCGTTGATAAAGGTTTTGCGGATGAAATCATGTTTTTCAATGATAATGAAGAAGAAATCATGGTTACGAATACCGTACATCAACTACCAAGCAAATCAGCAATCACTAAATTTAAGAATATGATTGCGACACCTAAAACCAATTCATTGCGTGAGCAGAAATTGGCTATTTTACTTGAAAAATGAAAGGAAGATGATTGATGAAAACATCAAACGAATTGCATGACCTTTGGGTTGCACAAGGCGACAAGGTCGAAAACTTGAATGAAAAACTTAACGTAGCTATGCTTGATGATTCAGTAACCGCTGAAGAATTGCAAGCAATCAAAAACGAGCGTGACACTGCGAAAATGAAGCGTGATATGTTCAAAGAACAATATACTGAAGCTCATGCTAGCGAAGTAGCTAACATGACTGAAGAAGACAAGAAACCTTTGACTGAAAACGAAGAAGAAGTTAAAGCTAACTTTGTTAAAGACTTCAAAAACCTAGTCCGTGGTCGTTACCAAAACTTACTTGATTCTAAAACAGACGGGACTGGTGCTGACGCTGGCTTGACTATCCCACAAGATATCCGTACAGCTATCAATACATTGGTTCGTCAATATGACTCATTGCAAGAGTATGTAAACGTTGAAAACGTAACTACTCTTACTGGTTCTCGTGTTTATGAGAAATGGGCTGAAATTACTGGTCTTTCTAAACTCGATGATGAAGCTGGACAAATCGGTGCTAATGATGATCCAAAACTTTCTCTTATCCGCTACGCTATCAAACGCTATGCTGGTATCTCAACAGTGACTAACAGCTTGCTTGCTGATTCTGCCGAAAACATCCTTGCTTGGTTGTCTGGTTGGATTGCGAAAAAAGTTGTTGTTACTCGTAACAAAGCTATCTTGGATGTGATTGCAACACTCCCAACTAAACCAACATTGGCTAAATGGGATGACATCATCGACCTAGAAGCTAAAGTTGACCCAGCAATCAAACAAACTTCATTCTTCTTGACGAACACTTCAGGATTCACTGCTCTTAAGAAAGTTAAGAATGCAATGGGTGATTACCTCATGGAACGTGATGTGAAATCACCAACTGGATACTCAATCGATGGATTTGCAGTTAAAGAAGTTTCAGACCGCTGGCTTGCTAATGCTACTACTGGAGCTATGCCATTGTACTTTGGTGACTTGAAACAAGCGGTAACATTGTTTGACCGCCAACACTTGTCACTACTTTCAACAAATATCGGTGGTGGTGCGTTTGAAACTGATACGACTAAAGTACGTGTAATTGACCGTTTCGATGTTGTTAAAACGGATGAAGAAGCGTTTGTGCCAGCGTCATTCAAAGCAATTGCTGACCAAAAAGCTAATCTTACTGCCGGAGCTTAATTTAGGAGGTAAGCAATGAGTGTATCTAAGGAAACCATCATGCAGACCCTCAATCTGGATGAGACAGACGACACTGCACTCATTCCAGCTTACATTGAATCGGCTCAACAGTACATTATCAATGCAGTCGGTAGTGATACGAAATTCTATGACCTTGACAGTGTAGAATCTTTGTTTGACACGGCTGTAATAGCCCTCACAAGCTCATATTTCACCTACAGAGTCGCTTTAACCGACACAGTGACTTATCCGATTAACCTAACTTTGAATAGCATAATCGGGCAATTAAGGGGCTTATACGCAACGTATAGTGAAGAAAGAGGTGACTAATGCCTAAAGTTAGATATTTACCCTCAGACTTTCGTTTCAAGGCTGATTTTGGTACTTTCCAAAGCACCCCTAACAAGTTTACGGGTGTGAGTGTGCCGAAATTCGTGAAACAATTTACGCTGCACTATAAACCTCATACTCGCACACTCAATCAAGAGTATTTGGCCCAACAAAATGGCGAAAGTGATACAAGAGTTATTGTCATTCGCCATAATGCCAAAGTGGTAGAAGGTCAAGTCGCTGTTCTCAATGGCACTCAGTATGATATTGTGCGCGTGAGTCCAAACGAAAACTTTGGGCTTAATCGCTACGACTTTCTGACTTTGAGAAAGCATAAGAAAGTTGGGTGATAGCTTATGGTAGGGCTTGACAAAGCACTAGAGGGCTGGCTTGAAACAGTAGCTAGCATTGGTGATTTAACACCAGCGGAACAAGCTAAAATCACAACCGCTGGCGCAAAGGTGTTTCAAAAGGAACTGGAAGAAGTTACTAGGGAGAAACACTACTCAAACAAGAAACATTTGAAGTATGGGCACATGGCTGACGGTTTATCTGTCCAATCCACGAATGCGGATGGCAGAAAGAACGGTGTGGCAACCGTAGGCTGGAAAAACAACTACCACGCTCAAAATGCCAGACGATTAAATGACGGCACCAAGAAATACCGTGCCGATCATTTCGTTACCAATGTCCAAAACGATAGTGCCGTTCAAAGAAAGGTGCTATTAGCAGAAAAAGAGGAATATGAAAAACTCATTCGGAGAAAAGGAGGGAAGTGATTAAGTGTTAGCAACCGTAAAACTAAAAGAGCTCATTGACGGCAAAGAATTTGGTGAAATAAGCGAAGTATATGCAAACAACTTGCCTAAAGAGCTCGAAGAAAACACCGATAAGACAATCGTTTTGCTCACTGAAAGCAATCCGTCCCTTGATTTGAGTGGGAATAATACCTTTTTCGGAAAAACAGATAGAGTGGAAGTCCAGGTTTTTTACAAGGCTGATATTGATTTTGATATCGAAGCCTTTGAAATGGAATTGCTAAAATTCCTAAAATCTGAACACTACTCAATTACAGATATGAGAGAACATAGCATAGACCCCGATACGTTACAACTTACGGCGGTCTTTTTTTTTGCCCTCGACCGATTAATTTTACAAAGGAGATATTACTATATGGCAATTGTAGGTTTGAAAATGGTCCGCCTTGCATTGGTTGACCCTAAAACCCAAAAACTACTTAAAGGTACTGATGGCCTTTCAACAGACGGTGTAATCGAAGTTGACTCTAAGATGCTCGGTACTCGTACCGCTAACATCTCTAACTTGGAAGGTCAAGCGACTAAAGTTCCTGGGAACAACTCAGTACAAGACGTGATGATCGCACCCGGTTCACCAACAGTAGCGTTCGACTTCAATAACCTTGACTTTGAAATCAAACAGAAAATGCTTGGTTTCAAACCAGATGGCAAGGGTGGTTATGTGATGGACGGTGAAAAACCACACACAGCGGTATTGATTGAATCTGAAACACTTGACCGCAAACACTCAGTGTTCTTTGGTTTCGCTAATGGCATCATGCAAGAATCAACTCAAAACGTTGCTACAGATACTGATACTGCCCAAACTCGCCAAGACGATAACATGACATTCAACGCATTGTCAGCAGACGCATTCGGTGGTGAACCTTACAAGAAATACTACACCGGAGCATCTACTTTTGATAAAGCTAACATGTTCAAAGAAGTATTTGGTGGATATGTTCTCACTGGTACACCAGTAGTCGGTGGATAATCTAAATAATTCGCAAGAGGTCGAGCTCATGGCCTGACCTCTATTTTTGTTAAAGGAGTAAAGAGAAATGGAAATCAAAACTATTCAAATCCCAGAAATCAGCAAGAAAGCCTTCAAGGTGACTACAAGCAACCGTAACGTTTTGCGTATGCACGAGTACCAACTTGCCGTGCTTAAAATCAGCGACACCGTCGAAGAAGGCGACACGCAAGAGCAAGCACAAGCGAGCTTCACAATCCTCAAAGAAATGCTTAGCTTTATCCGTGCCGTCCTCAAGTTGGATGATGAAGCCTATGATAAATTGCTTGATTTGGACAACGAACGTACACAAGAAATTGCCGAAAAATTGGTGGGCTACATGTACGGATTGACAGACGAACAACTTGAAAATGCCGCTGGTGAAACTGACCCAAAAGACTGAAATCTAAAGGCGAACAGATTTTTGATTTAGAAAATCGCATTGAAGATTTAAAAATCATTGCTAAAAAATCAATCCAAGGCTTTGGGTGGACACTAGATCAGTATTATGACACTGATTATTACGAGCTAATGAAAATCTTAAATGCCAAAGAGGAAGAAGATAGAATGGTTGACCCAACATCTTTACTCTAATTTTTAAGGAAAGGAGGAAAAATAATACATGGCAAAAGTACAAGCTACCATGTCCACGGAAATCGCCTTAGACACGCTACAGGCTGCCAATTCGATTAAGCGATTA